ATGATAAGAACGAGAAAAAAACAACGGGAGGTAAGAATGGATATGGAGCAAAGCTTGCAAACATTTTTTCAAATGTATTCTGCGTAGAAACTACATACGGGAAGAAGAGATTTAGTCAAACTTTTAGAAACAATATGCAAACAAAGGAAAAGCATACGATAAAAACAGTAGAACCTGGTATGGATGGAACTACTATTTATTTCGAACCTGATTTGAAACGGTTTGATGTTTCAGTTATATCTCAAGATGAAATTGACCTGTTTAGAAGACGTGCATTAGATACGGCTGCTTGGACTGATTCGAATGTAAAAGTTCTTTTTAATGGCGAAGAGTTGACGTGTAAAGACTTGAAGTCTTACGCTGAGATGAAAAGTTCAAACCAAGTTGTTCATGCTTTGATCAACAAGAACTGGGAAATTTGCGCGACGTCTAACAAAGATGAAGTTTTTACTCAAACCTCTTTTGTCAATGGGATCAATACTACACGAGGCGGAACGCATGTGCACGCTATTACATCTCAAATTTGTGATAGCATATCAAGTATTCTTACGAAGAAGCATAAACAAAAGATAAAACCAGTGTATGTGAAGAATCAGTTAGATGTATACGTGAAGGCAACGATCGTGAATCCAACTTTTGATAGTCAAACGAAAGACACATTGACTACCCCGGTTCAGAAGTTTGGAAGCAAATTTTCGATTCCGTCTCGATTTATTAAAGAACTTTTGTCCGATACAAATATTGAGGATCGCGTCATGCAAATGGTTGAGTACAAGGACGGTAAAGCTTTGAAAAAGACGGACGGGAAGAAAACAACTAAAATCAAGGGCATTCCAAAGCTTGTAGATGCTAACAAAGCGGGCGGCAAACTATCTAAAAAATGCGTTTTGATTCTGACTGAAGGAGACAGCGCTAAAACAATGGCTGTAGCAGGGTTGTCTGTAGTTGGAAGAGATTTTTATGGAGTTTTCCCTCTTCGAGGAAAACTCATGAATGTAAAGGACATGGCGGCTCAGAAAATTGCAGACAATGCTGAGATTTCTCAACTGAAAAAGATAATCGGTTTGAAAGATCGAACAGATTATTCAGCGTGTAGTTCATGGCCGTTGCGTTATGGAAAAATTATGATTATGACTGATCAAGACGTAGATGGAAGTCATATCAAAGGACTTCTGATATCCTTGTTTCACACGTCTTGGAAGTCTTTGCTTCCGCAAGGCTTCGTGACTTCTTTGATAACGCCTATCATAAAGGTATTTCCGAAAAAGAATAAGAAGAAAAACGAAAAAAGTTTCTTTACCTTGACCGCATACGAAGATTGGAAAAATAATACACCTGATGCAAACTCGTACAGAGTAAAATACTACAAAGGGTTAGGCACGAGCACTACCTCAGAAGCAAAAGATTACTTCAGAGATATGAAGCTTGTAGAATACACATGGGAAGGAACCAACTCGGAGGATGCTATAACACTCGCATTTGCGAAAGATAGATCTAATGATAGAAAAAAATGGTTGTCGACATACGACTCTAAAGCATGTTTGAGCGGGAACGAACAGAAAGTTTCGATGTCTGAATTCATTCACAAGGATCTGATACACTTCTCCATGTATAATGTTCATCGCAGTATTCCTAGCGTTATGGACGGTCTGAAACCTTCGCAACGCAAAATTTTATGGAGTGCATTCAAACGTAAAATGTATTCCGAAGTTAAGGTTGCACAATTGGCCGGATACGTGTCCGAACATGCCGCCTATCATCACGGCGAAGCTTCATTGCAAGACACGATCGTAGGAATGGCACAAAATTTTGTAGGCAGCAACAACTTAAACTTGCTACTTCCTAATGGAACATTTGGTTCTAGACTCCAAGGAGGAAAAGATGCAGCATCTGCCAGGTACATTTTTACAGAATTGGCTCCATACAGCAGAACTTTGTTCCCAGAGGCTGATGACTCTCTTCTTGAATTAAATACAGACGATGGTGAAGATATTGAACCAGTATATTACATCCCTCTTATACCAATGGTCTTGGTGAATGGGGCGAACGGTATTGCAACTGGGTACAGTACAAGCGTTCCTTCGTATAATCCTTGTGATATTATTCAAGTGATGCGAGCAAAACTAAAAAACGAAGTTTCTCCTACTTTGAAACCATGGTTTCGCGGATTCGAAGGACAGGTGATCGTAGACGACAAATCTTACACAACGTTTGGAACTTACGAACAAGTAAAACCAGATGTTGTTAAGATCACAGAACTTCCAATTGGAGTATGGACTGAGAAATACCGAGAATATCTGGATAAATTAGTCGATAAAAAAATTATAAAAAACTACACTGATCACTCTACGGAAAGTAAAGTCAACCTTAGTATTAAATTCGTGAAACCTCCTTCTAACATCAAAAGCCTTCTGAAACTTGAAGTCAGAAAAAGTACTACCAACATGCATCTTTTAAATTCTGATCAAGTCATTCGCAAATATAAAAATGTTCAAGAGATTTGCGACGAGTTCTTCTCACTTCGAATGAGTCTCTACACGAAGAGAAAAGCTCTTTTGATTAAAAACATTGAACATCGTCTTCTTGTAGATAAAAACAAAAGGCGATTCATCAACGCTGCCCTTACAGTCAAGAATTTTCTAGCATCTTCCGCTGCAAGTATAAACAAGTATTTAGTGAAAAATAAGTTTGATACTGTAAACGATACATATCATTACTTAACCGATATGAAGGTTTCAGCTTTGAACAAGGATAACTACGATTCTTTGCAGAAACGTATAAAAACGTGTCAAGATGAACTCAACTTGGTTATGAAAACAAATGAAACTACTATGTATCTCAACGATTTAGATAAAATTATTATATAATAAATGGATATAACAAGAATAAAACAAGGATTTCAAGCACTTAGACAAGCAATCGCGGATCAGGAGGAACAAACTTCGATCCAACTCCTTCTATCAATCAACCAAGCATTCGCAGATCAGGAATTCAGACAAAAGAAGAGCTTGTTTGATGAAGTGCGTTCTATGTTAGACATGCCTCAATTTGAAGAGGAACGAAACCGCTACACGATGCGAGACAATAACACGAAGTTCAATCTATATCTGGATCAGGCGAGACGTGCGATTGCATCTATTTTACAAAACGACGCGATTAGCGCCCTCAACGACGCGATGGAGATGGACGACTTAGGTATCGGCTACGCGATGGACGCGAGGTTTAATGAAAGAAGAGCTCAACATTATCAAAGGCAAGCAGAAGCAGCAGAAGCAGAATTAAAAAAAAACCTAAGAGACATAGAATTTTTCAAGACTACATTTAACAACGAACGTAGTCAAGATTGCGGATTAAGGATATCCAAAGTTTTAAGGCTAGACAACGAGGGTCGTCCAATTTATATAGATGGAATTGTAGCCGATAAGAAGCTTAAGAAAGGTACAAAAATTGAAATGCAATTATATAAGAAAAACGTACAGAATGAAGATCCTGATGCCCCTGTTACTCTAGGAGATCAATTTTTCAATTATGAAACACTTTCAGACTTTCAACTCACATACGGATTTGCCTATGAAAGAGATGGTTTCGAACTCCTTCCAACAATACCTACGGGTTGCGGTATAGCTATGTTTTCAAACGAACCTCCTCTTAAAGAACGAGTATTTGAAAATGCAGAAGGTGTCTTGGTACGTAGTCCAAATAAACCGAATGCCAAAATAGTTGGTAACATACCTACTGGAGATGAGGAAGGTGAAGTCATATATTATCTCCAATTAACTAGGGATGTTAAACCAAATGAAGAAATAGTATGGGACTACGGAACAGCGTATAGACGTAATTATCGCGATTACTATCGTACATTTAAAAAAGGCGATGATGTTAGTGCCTTGTACGTATTCCACAACAAGAGGTACAGAGCTAAAATTTTGCGAAAAATAAATGAGGACACGTACCAAGTAAAGTGGAAAGATGGAAGTATATCAGAAGTAGCTGTAGAACTTATAGACAAGATAAACTAGGGTTAATTATAATTTTAGATTAAAATTATAAAATTCTAAGGCTCTGCCGGGGGTCGAACCCGGATTGCAAGATTCAAAGTCTTGAGTGATAACCATTACACTACAGAACCATTCATGTATTTGAATTAAAAGAGTTTATTTACATTCGCAAAGCAGATGGAGGATACATTCCTTGTCCTGAGTTTCTATTTTTAGATTGCATTCCGTCTGCAGGGTGCGGAGTTTCTGGTTGAAGTTTTGCCTGAACTCCGTTAGAAATGGATTGAGTTTGGGATGTCATCATATTAATATTTTTCTTAACTTGTTCTATGTCTGCTCCCATTTGTCTGTGTTGTTTCTTTCCTCTGAAGTAGTAATCAAATGCAGGAACACCCTGGACATCAGCGGAAAGTTTGTCGTCCAGTTCTTCACTGAATAGCATAACTTTTCCAGGCACGTTAACAGATTTGGCTATTTGATCATAGATAGGTGCTATCGTCTGACAAGGTCCACACCATGGAGCTGAGATTTTGAAAACGCAAATCTCATTGGCCCAAATGGCTTTATGTTTCTGATCTTTAGTTTTGACTTTGACTGCACCTGCAAAACTTTTCTGAGGAGGTTTCATTTCATATTTACTTTTATTTTGCTGCTGCGTTAGCTGAGCTCTTGCTTGAGCAGCTTGTTGAGCAACACGACTGCTTCTTGCAATTTGTTGCTGTTGCAACTTAAGTTTCTTTTCCTGTTCTTCGAGCATGCTTTGTTGCTTTTTGATAAGTTCCTGCTGTTCAAGCATTTGTTTCTGCACCATTTCTTCTCGGCGCTTTTCAGCAGGTGTAGATGCTAGATCATTGTATCTTCTATAAGATGATGCCATTTTTATCTAATTAAAATCTTTTTTAAGTCTAGTCGTCAAAGTCATCGAGTTTGTCAGTGTACTTTGGATCGTAGCGATCGTGGTGCCATTTCCAAAACTCTTTGCATCCAAACCTGAAATTAGAAGGAGGTAAATCGGCTTTGTAGTAGAACACACATTCTTGCCAGTTATTTTTTTGGATGGCGTTGTGGATATACATGCAACAGTAATCTGTAGTCAACGCGTCCATAAGCTCACAAAAAATATTAAAATCTCCTATAACACTTGCATAATTTTCGTAAAGCGCTTTTCGATTCTTAAGAATAGGTTCGCGAAGAATAAAAACGCCGTCGACATTAGTTCTAATAGAAGGTTTAATATCCATGGCGTACTGGAGACTCAAAATATAGAGCATGTTCCAGTGTCTTCCTCGCTTGTACATACCTTGTTGAATTTTAGAATTAAAAATCTTAGTACTGTCAGTACAATCGTCTAGAAGGACTACAGCCCAAGGATTGTTCATCTTTGCTTTTGCAATCTTTTGACGCTTAGCAAATTTTTTTAATTGTTCTTCGTCGTAATCATGAAATACAAACGAAGGTGGAAACATCTTGCTGTAGAAGCCATTAGAATCTTCAGATCCTGACATTACGATGCCAGCCGGTATTAAATGTTTTTTTGCGTAAAGTAAGCTTGATATGATTGAACTTTTTCCCGTACCTGGCTTCCCTACTACAACAAGCTTGAATCCTCCTGCGTGGCTTCCATCAGAAGAAGGCGCTATCAAATCCAAATCTAGTTCATTAATTTTTATAACGTTATCGTCTGTCATTTGTATATTTTTATTTCGACTTTAAATATACTACCTTGTAAAATGATTCTTCTTTTACAACTGTTGATTAACAAATGTCAACAATACAATTCAAAAAAGTTCTATTCAACGCATTTATCCCGTCTTACGCACACGCTGACGATGTCGGGATGGATCTTGTTTGCGTTGCCGAAACTAAACGCACCTGGGGACAAAACGATGAGTTAAGTACTATCATGTACGACACAGGAATCGCGGTTTGTCCTCCTGACGGATACTACACAGAAATTGTAGCTAGAAGCAGTTTGTCTAAGAGTGGATGGATGTTAGCTAACGGAATTGGAATTATTGATCCTTCGTACAGAGGAACGTTGAAAGTAGTTCTTGTTAGAGTTGTAAAAGATGCACCTGAGCTTACTCTACCTTTTTGTTCTACTCAATTAGTTTTGCGTAAGCTTCACAAGGCCAAGGTGCTTTGCGTAGAGGATCTTCCCAAAACAACCAGAGGAGAAGGAGCGTTTGGAAGCACTGGTTCTAGGACCAACAAATAAAGTTTTTTCATTTCAAACAAATGAAAAAAGTAAAACGATTCTAAAAAAATATAAATCTAAAATTAGAATAATGACTACATTTCAAATTTTATCTGATTTACATTTAGAAACGGGTGTAAAGTACCCGGTTGATACCATTCTACCTCGTTCAGACATTTTAGTGCTAGCAGGCGATATTGGTTCGTTTTATGAACCAACTGCAATTATAGAATTTATTCAAAACATCGCGTCCAAGTTTAAGTTCATTTTGTATGTACCAGGTAATCATGAATACTATTTCTTGAACAAAAAAAGTGTAATTAAGTCTCCCAGTACTTTACTCTACAATTTCAAGAAACTAACCTCTCATATTAAAAATTTTCACGTGCTTGATAGGAAGATCGTTCGTATTAACGGGATAGTGTTCGCGGGCGCAACACTTTGGAGTGATCCGCATCCTCACAGAGCATTACCAGATTATATGAATCTTAACCTTACTTCTAACGATTATTTGAACCTGCATAATCGAGATCGTAAGTGGTTGAATAGGGTGTCGAAGTTGGACGAACCAATCGTTGTTATTACTCATCACGCGCCTTCAAAACAGGTTTTGAAACAATCTTCATTTGTTAACGTGTATGAGTCGTTCTACGCAACGTCTTTAGAACATACAGATATATTTAAAAAAGCTAAAGTATGGGTGTTCGGACATACGCATCACAACGTCGATAAGATTATTGGAAATACTCGAATAGTTACGAACCAGTCAGGAAAATCTGCGGATCCGTGTTCAGTTGATACAACTCAAATCGTAAAAATAGAAGTTTAACTTAAAAAAAATATATTGCGTAATATAAAACATGAGTTCTATCCAATCCTCAAACATTACCTCTGGTTTCATTGATCTCGCTACGTACGACGAGCTTGAAAAGTACATGTATGGCTGCGGCGACGCGGTCGCGTACTTTGTCCGCACTACGTGCAAGTCTACCTGGTTCACTCAGGTCCCGGTGATCCTCTCCAATGCTTCGGGTCAGCCCAAGTTTGGCCAGAACTGGTCGGTCAGCATCTCGCGTGCTGGTGATTACCTTCTCCAGACTTGGCTTCGTGTAGGTCTCAACCAGGTCACGGCCGCTGCCAACACCCGTCTTCGCTGGACGCGTAATTTAATGCACAATCTTGTAAAGGAGTGCGCTATTACTTTCAACGACCTCGTCGCGGCTCGTTTCGACAACATCCACCTTGACTTCTGGGCTGCTTTCACTGTTCCTAAAGGCAAACAGCTTGCTTACAACAATATGATCGGAAACACGGTCGCGCTCACCAACACCTCCGGGATTGCCCAGGAACTGCCACCCGCGCTTGACAATCTTGCGGGCGGAGAGCTTGATGCATCGGTTCAGCCGACGGTCACCTACCTCAACCTCCCGCTTCCGTTCTTCTACTCGCGTGATTCGGGCGTCGCCCTTCCGACTGCGGCTCTTCCGTACAACGAAATGCGCATCAACTTCACCTTCCGCAACTGGAGTGAACTTCTCATCACTGAACGAAATGTCACGCTCGCCGGTCCTAACGCGGCATACCGCACCAACGCAGTTGTTGGCGATCTCGAGGGCGGCACCGAACCATCTTTCGAATCCGTACAGGTCTGGGCTAACTATGCTATCGTCTCCAATGACGAACGTAAGCGTATGGCTTGTGCTCCTCGCGACATCCTCATTGAACAGGCGCAGATGGCTAACTATGTCACGGTCACTCCGGCTACGCAGTCGTCGGTCTCTATTGACCTCCGTCTCTCCCACGCGATCAAGGTCCTCTTCTTCGCTATTCAGAACACGACTCTCGCCAACGAACTCTCTACTTACACTACCGGTTCGCCGCAGATGGGTGATCTCGACGCGTGCCCGCTCAAGTTCAGCGGACAGTACCAGATCGACCCGCTCCTCAGATGCTCTCTCGTCTACGAAAACACCAACCGTCTCGGACAGATGGGCGCCGACTACTTCTCAATGGTCAACCCGTACTACACCGCACCAGTCGTACCCGAAGTCAGCGGATACCACTGCTACTCATACTCTCTCGACTTCATCTGCCTCGACCCGATGGGTTCTACCAACTACGGCAAGCTCACCAACGTTTCCATCGTGCCAGAGTTCACCACTCTCTGCCAGGCTGCCAACCAGGCTGTCGCAAACGGTACGACTACTCTCCCGCCGTTCAACCAGGTCGGTGTCGTCGGCCCCAACAACCCGCAGTCCTCTGGTCTCCAGGTCCAGCAGAAGTACAAGTTTGTACTCACCTGTGTTAACAACAACATCATCAGAATTTCAGGTGGAGCATTAGGCTTCCCTGTACTATAGTTCGAACAGCGCACCCCTTACTATATTTTATACTACAAACGTAATATAAAATAGACATCGATTAAAATGATTTAGAAGATGGGATATTAAGATTAACAAAAAATGACTACTACACCAACATTCAATCACGGAAAATATAGAGGCAACATTTCTCTTCTGCAAGATGGTTGGCAGTTTACTATCACACGTGATTCTAAACAAATCACAAAACATTTTGGTATTTCTCGCTCACACGTCACTCCAGAAGCAAGAGAAAAGGCTACAATGGATGCATATGTGAAGGCGCAAATGTACCAAAAAGAATATTCAGACACTAATGGCTTGACAAAGAATCAATGGAGACGCGTTGGAGATGTGATTGAAGTGAAGTTGCAAGATGGTTTGATTATGACTTGTGATCCAGATATGCTAAAGCACGTTGAATCCCGTATTTGGACCGCAAGAAAGGGAAAAGGGAAGAAAACGTACTACGCGTCGTGTAGAAAAAGTAAGAAGTTGAAATACGAGGCGTGTCAGTTTCATAATCTGATTTGCCCGGAGTTTAAACAGGTCGATCACATTGATCGCAACGGTCTGAACAACTGTCGGAGCAATCTTAGAGATGGTTCCGGTCGAGTGAATGCCCTGAACAAAAGCAAGCAGAAGAATAACACGAGCGGGCACACCGGGATTCGATACGAACCACCCAAAGGCAATAAAAAGGGTCGTTGGAGGGCGCAGTATGTTGATGAACACGGAAAGCGCAGGTGTCCATCATTCACGCTTAGGGTAGATACAGAAGAGGAAAAGGAGTTGCAAAAACAACGAGCGATCGCATTCAGGGAAGAGAAAATGAGGATAACGAGGAAGTCTTTGGGGATGTAGAATAAAAATGATTGATTAGAACAATAAAATAATTTCGACAAAAATGAGTAAAGTTAACCTATCAATTGATGTCGCTCGTGAGATTTCCAAGTACAACGACCAAACTTCAGTGATTGAGAAATTGAAGGCGGAGTTGGCAGATCAGAAGGCTAAAACATACGCCTATGCAGAGTATTTATTTACTATGCTGGATGAAGAAGAACACCCCGATACTATACGCGGTTTTATGCATTGTGATGTCTGCGCAAATACTGTCTATTGCGAAGATCTAGTAATTTGTATCGGTAATAATTGCGGTAGAGATATTGATCCGGAAGTAGGTAGAAAGCTCAAACTTTGCGAGCATTGTTCTATAGAATATTTAAATAGTAGTCCTACATTCACCGAGGGCGACGGGTATTTTGAAGATTACATGAACGGCGAAGGTCCATTTTTGATGTGTAGCGATTGTCATTCAGGGGAAACGAAGATTCCTCGAATTCATCGACTTACTGATGCATACTATAAACTGAAACAAAATGGTCGTATGTACGGGGACTTGCCAGCTAATACTATTAAAATAGGAGAAAGTGATATAGAACTAGCGATCGCACACCGAGAAGCGATGGCGAAGAAGACGAGGGAGTCTTTGGGGATGTAAATATATTTTATACTACAAACGTACTATAAAATACAAACTTTAAAAATGATTTAAGATTAATATACGTTCGCCATCCCGATAAGAAAATACTTTTCATTAATAAAGAATGAATTATAAGAATCATCCACCGCCTGATTGGAACGACTTGATTCTAAGTCTACCCAAAAAAAAGAAGAGTCTATTTAAATGCTTCGGGCCTGGTACTCTAGAATCACGTGAAGATGAAGAAGGGGTTTACACGTGTGAATGCAAAGACAAATGGTATGGCCCTAATTGCAACCAACAACGTCCAGAATTTAGTTCTACATTCCGGTATCCCTGGAGACTTACCGACGGTCGACTTCGAGCGATCTACAACACCCCGTTGTCCGATGACTATACAAATTGTAAGGAAGAAGCAGGCATACTCGAAAAATTGAAACTCTCACTAAAAAAAGCTGAAAAATGTACATATATTGCTGGTCCGGTAAATCCCCAGGGTCTTTTGTTAGGTCGGTTTAATATTAGATGGAAAGATGGGGGAGTCATGCCGATCAACTATCTTGGGATGGGTGAAAATCATACCCATGACTTAAGAAACATGAAGAAGCTCGGAGGAAGTGGGGGAACCATACTTCCTTCTGTATTTATACAAGCTGCTATGGCATCATCACGAGATCACAATAAGTGTGTTGATTTGTTTTTAGAACATACTAGATTTACACCATCAGGTGGTCGCATAATACGCTGTTTGGAAATGCCATATTTTAATATGCTGAATGTACTTAAATGTGAGGTAGCGCCTTGTCTATACGGTATACGCATGCCAGATAATTCTAAATTGAAAACAATTGTTGAATCGAGGATGTGTAGATTTGGATGCAAAAATGTACGAATACATGAAACTGACGTAAGAAGTAAACATCCATATCACATTCTTCTCTCACATGAAGAAGTATTCGGATTAAGCTTATTGGACTTAGGTTGGTTAAATTCGAGATTAGAGTGGGAGGCGGAGGAAGACATTTTCAAATTCGTGCTATATGAAGATACTCAGGTCAAATTGAATGACAGGGACTATAAGATATCGAACGAGAAAATATATGAGGTAGTGTTGTACAGAGCACTTGCAAAACAGATGGCAATGACAGCTTTCAAAAAGAAGGTCCTCGCCACCAATAAACCTTCTATTGGCATTTACGAATGGTTGCGTAAGCCGATGCTACATGAAGATTACTGGAAAGACTTCAGAAAAACGAATGTTGCAGACCCAGAGACTGACATTTCGCGAACAAAGATTTTTACCGACCGAAACCGTATCAAGGACTTCCTCGACAAGAAGGAAACTCGTTCGTACACTAACTGGGATAAAATATCACAAGTAGCACATCGAATTACGACCGACATTATATATCACAGAAATGCTACTAAAAAATTAATTAGAAAACGTGAACATGCGCTCGGAGAACAGAGGTGTGCCCAACTTAAAGAAGCTGTTATAAAGGTTCATAATTTTCGATGTAAAGGTTTGAAACGCGTTAGGCTCGCTTTTCTAGCGATAAGCGTAATGTCAATGGATTACTATACGCTGTTGAGGATGCTTTCCCCGTATGATATTAAAAAGAGAAAGGGTCCATGCCCTGAAATATTCAATCAACCGAGGTACATCATGATGGTTGCAGGATCGAACCACATTTTAAACTGCGCTTCTGTATTTAGAGAACTGGCTGGGTTGCCCCTACACCATGTTGTTCAATCAGATAAGACAACCAACCTAACCATCCCTTTTCGTATAACAAACACTATGATATTTGATAAGAACAAAATTAGTAAGGCTGGGGATAGTATTAAAACGGGTTTAGACTTGATAAATGAATGGATGGAAGCAGAGATTCCGTCTCCGTCTCAGGGATCATCCCCCCGAACAAAGAAGGGATCATCCCCCCGA